GGTCACGACGACGCTGATTTCTGACGCGAACGCGATGTTCCCGGACTTCACGCTCGCGGACCGAACACAGTGCGCGTTCAAGTCCGGGACTCAGGTGTTCGTCCTGACCACCACCACCCCCATCCCCGGCCCAGCGTCCACCGTGGCCGGTCCTGAAGGTCCGGCGGGTCCGGCAACCACGGACGCGTCCCTGATGACAGCCGGGACCTTGGCCGACGCACGGCTGCCCACGCGGCTCCAAGACACGGCACTAAATGCCACCTTTGTCCCTAAGTGGAAAGCCACCACGGCGTACCTCGTAGGCGACAAGGTACTCAGCCCCGGCGGTGACGTTGTATCGGCTATTGCTAACCACACGTCAGGCGCGAGCTTCACCGCAGCGAACTGGAATTTTAGTCCGACGTATGCCAGTCAGTCCTACGTAACCCCTCGCCGGATACCACGCCCGCAGCCCAAGAAAACAGCTACGGTTCAACCCGGCCACGGCTGGGCACTCGCCGGGGCCGATGGGTCAAGCAACCTGAATGACACCACCGACTTTGTGTTCGGGTCACAGTCGATCAAGGTTGTCTCCGACGCCGCAGCAGGGTCCGCCGACCTGACCAAGTCCGGGCTGTCGCTGGACAGCCGCGCCGGGTCTCTGCGCATCTGGTTCAAGGTTGACGACATGGCGAAGCTGGGACAGATCATCGTCTACGCCGGCACCCCCGGACTCGCCGCGTATTGGCTGTGGACTGTTGCCAACACCATACCGTCACCGGATACGCGCTGGCTCCGATCCGGCGACTGGGCTGGCATTACGCTTCCATGGTCCGACGCCACGTTGACTGGCACGCCCGACCGTGCCGCCATAACCAACCTACAGATCCGCGTCAAGGGTGTCTCCGGCCAGCAGGCAACCGTCCGCGTCGGTGGTGTTGATGTTGTGGCCGCTGACCAGTCCTTCGCTAAGGGCGTCGTCTCGCTCACCTTTGACGACAGCAAAGACTCCCAGTACCTCGTGGCCCGTCCGATCATGGACAATTACGGGTTCCCCGGCACGGCGTTCACCATCCCCGAAGCGTGGGGCGGCACCAGCTACATGACACTCGCGCAGCACAAGGAACTTGAAGACAAACACGGCTGGGAAATCTCCGCGCACTCAATGTCCGTGGCAGACCACAACACCTCGTTTGTGGGGCAGGCAGCGGACTACCTTGATTCGCGGCTTGCACAAATGCGGGCGTTCCTGAAGGTCAACGGTTTCCGGGGCTCCGACGTTGGGGCGTACCCTGGTGGGCAGTTCAGCCCCACCGTGATTGACACTGTGAAAAAGTACCAGTCCGCTTCCCGACTCGCCTACTCAACCACGGACTTCCGCTCCGAGACGCTGCCACCGGCCGACCCTATGCGCATCCGATGCGTCCAACTCAACAACGGAGTCGCGCCAGCCACGATCACGGCAGCGATTGATCGGGCCATCGCCAATAAGGAATGGTTGGTCATCCTAACCCACGGCATAGCCACCACGGGCGATGCGTACAACTACCCGACAGCGGACTTCACCACCGTTGTGGACTACATCAACTCATCGGGCATCGCATGTCGTATCATGAGTGACGTGTTGGGAGCAATGACCTCTACCACCCCGGCCATCCCGGCCTCGGGTGGTGTTGACCTTTCCGTCGGACTGTCTGATGTGGCAGCCACTATCGCGGACAGCCGCTTCGGATACACCCTCCCGGAAACGGGCGCGGACACGGGCGTGTACTACCAGCCCGTAAACTTCCCACTGGACGCCTTCACCGGAACTGCAGTCGGATTCGATATCACCTGGGCGTCGCCCGTCGCCATCACCGGGAATGTCCGGTGGCTTGGGCGGCTGTCAGTCCTCAGCCCGTCCGGCACCGTGCTCAGCACGGCCTCGGTCGATGTCGCAATCACACCGACAGTGCCAGGCGTAGCGAACACCACCATTACCAGCAGGGTGAACTTCCCAACGGTAATGGCAGACGGCACGGCGAAGCGTTTGGAACTGCACCTGACCCGTACCGCGACACACGGCCTCGACACCTCAATAGGGGATGTTCGACTACTCGGAACGAAGCTGATCTACAGCAAGGCCTAACGGTTGGGGCCGAACCAACCACCAACAGCGGAACCCTCGGAAGGCTCAACGCCGTTGCGTTTCTCCCACCGGACGCGGATCACAATCCCGACCAGTGAGAGCAGCACGAGAGCGGACACGATAGCTATCTGAATTTCAATCCCCATGCGATGAGTATAGGGGCAAGTAAGACCGGCTTTGTTCCCTAACTGAAATTGCCCCGTCCTCTTCGTGAGGGCGGGGCGTTTCTGTGTTAACCGAGCGCGTCGGCTGCTGCGGGGGTGGCGTGTCGCGGACTGGCGGGGCGCTAGGGCACATGGGCGGTCGGCGGAGCGCTCGCGTTTTCTGTCACATTCAAAATAGTTCCGTAATGTGCTAGGTCTAGCACGCCAGTCAAGAACGATAATGCAACCTAGCATTTTCGGGGAACGTCCACGCGGACTGAAGCCAATCACGATCCACGCCACCGCGCCGCCAGGGAGACGGGGGCTGCGGGTGCCGGGCTGGGGCGCCATTGCGACGGGCACAGCAAAGCCCCCCGCCATGGTGGTGGCGAGGGGCTGTTTTTGTCGTCATCCCACAGCAAGGGATAGGAGACCTAATTTACTCGTCGTTTAGTCGTCTTTTAATCCGTGGTGAGTCATGAACTAACGTGGGGGTAGGTGATTTAACGTGGCCCAATTCCGCGTCATTCCGCGTTTTTTGAATGGGCATTAGGGCATTATCGTGGACGTCCGTGGACTATGCAACAGTTGCACTATTCGGGATCAATGGGTTCCGGGTTCGAGTCCCGGGGGGTGCACCAGCGAAAAACCGCTCCAATACTGGCGAAAGTCGGGTATTGGAGCGGTTTTTTTATTGCCCAAAAACGGCCCTACTCGTCGTTTAGTCGTCGTTTGAACGGTTAACCAGCGTGGGGATTATTGGACCAGCGTGACTCGCTGGTTCAACTGCTCCAGAATTAGCGACGAGTCAGGTGCGTTCCGGTTCCGCTCAATGTAGTGCTTCTTCGTGATCGTGTCCGAGCTGTGACCAAGCTGCCGGGAAGCGATAAGTGAACCGCTCTCCCGCTCAATGAGTGTCGCCACGGCCTTACGGAATGATGAGGGCTTGACGGCATCCCACGTATCGCCGCGGGCCTCACGCCACAGCCTGCGGAAGTTCGCCGGCTCCATCGCATCACCGTTGCGGTTCGGGAAGACGAGATCCCCGTCAACGCTGGACTTCCGGTGCCGCAACAGCTCTACCCCGAACAGCGGCAGTGTCAGCACTCGCTTACCGGACTCCGACTTGGGGAACGCCTGCCGGTGCAGGCCCTTCGCAGAATCCCGCTTGACCGTCCCCGTCACGGTGATAGTGCCCGCCCGGAAATCCACATCAGAGAACTGCAACGCCAGCAACTCCCCCGGCCGCAGCCCGGTAGCCAGGAACATGTCCATAGCGTCAAGCGTGGCCGCCCTGCCCGCCTTCTCGCTCGCCCATTGGGCAATGTGCCGGCGCAACTCTTGGACCTCTTCAACAGTGAGCGCTGACACGTGCTTCTTCGCCTTTGCGTGCATCATCACTTCACGCACCGGATTAGTGTCGATGATGTCGTAACGCACCGCCAGTCCGAGCATGAGCGATAGGACTACGCGGCTCTGTGAAGCCATCGCCGGAGCCGACGCCTGTAGCGTTGTCAGGAACGCCTCACACCGGCCTGTAGTGGCCTCCCAGAGCCTCCACGCGCCCATGCCGGGGATGATGTACCGCTCGACCTTCTGCCGGTATGAGTCCTGCGTGGCCTGCGACTGGGTAAGTGTCGGCAGCCAGCGCTCCGAAAGCTCTTTGATCGTTGAATCCCGCGTGAGTTCCAGCCCGCCCAGGTGGGTCCGCGCCTTCAGCTTCTCCTTTAACGCAGCATCAGCAGCCGCCTTGGACGTACCCTGCGCGGATACCCGACGCGTAACCCCGTCGAAATCCCGGAAGCGGGTAAGGGCGGTAATCTTACCCTTCGGCCCTGAGTATGAAACCTGCCCACTCGTGCCGATCGGGAGCGGGGCGCGGCCTCTCATGACTGGTCCGAATCGCGGGCGGCTTCCAGTGCGGCCGCAGCGAACGCCAATAGATTCTCCCCGAGCGCATCGCAGATCGCCTCTACGTCATTGAGTGTCAGGGGCGCGACGTCGCGCAATCTTTTGCCTAGGTAGCTTTCGGACAGGCCTGACATGCCCGCCAGGCCTTTGACTGTTAGTCGCTGGCGGGCGAGCGTTGCGCGTATCTCTGCCGATATCGCCCGCGCAAAAGGCCCCGACTCCTGCATTTTCCCTGATGGCACGGCCATAAGACTACCTGTTCGTAACTCATAAAATCCGACCGTAAGCTGCGTGGCCCCGGATGAAGCGCAATGTCCATATGAGCGCTGAGCGTTCATCTGTAAGGCTACGGCTAAGACATGCGCGGCACAACTCAAATTTAAACTCTCAGAACCCATGGAGTACCCTAATCCCGTATGGCGGATACCAAAAACGCCACCACTCCGAAATGTCGGAGTGGTGGCGTATGGTCTTCGAAGAATCGAACACACCTTCGAGCAGTCCCTGGGGGAACCTTTGCAGCACAGCACCATTGAGGCCATGACCATATGCGAGCTTGGAGACGTCGCTGCCAGCGCCGGCCTCCGTGCGTCTAGCCTTCTGGATGAATACGAGCCTCAGTGCGCTGCATCAACTCACGAGCGCTAAGACCCAGGGCCTCGGCCACCTTGAAATAGGTGGGCAGTGGCATACTGCGCTTGCCCGTCATATAGTGGCTCATCGTCACACGATTGATTCCAACGGCATCCGCAAGACCCTTCTGGTCCATGCCGCGTTCCGCTAGTTCGACTTTGATCTGAATTGAGAGCGCTGCTTCAAGACTCTCGCCATAACTTGTCATGCGTGCAATCTTAGGCAGTTATGGACCCTGCTTGCAACCATTCGGCTAATCGAGTATGCCAATCGTGTACTCGAGTGACACGAATGTAACTACTTGGATTAGTACTTGCAATTAGCCATACGACTACCTATAGTTGACGTATGGCTAATCCACAGACCGGCGAAACCGCCGCCACAGACACCGAAGTTGCAAGCCTGATCGCCGCCCGACTCGCCGAAGCAAAGATGAGCATCCTGGGCCTCTCTAATGAAACCGGCATCCCCTACCGCACGCTATACCGCAGCATTAAAGGTGGCACCACGGGCCACCGTAGCCTTAGTATTTCGCATCTCGAGGCTATCGCCGCCGCACTGGAAGTCCACCCCTACGCGCTCCTTCCGGAAGCCTTCGCTCAGGAAGCAGCATGAGCGAGTCGCCGGCAGTCGGAATCCAGTACCTCACCCCCGACGACCTAGCCCGCATGTGGCAGGTATCAGCCGGAACCATCGCCAACTGGCGGACAAACAAGAAGGGCCCGGAGTTCGTCCGGATCGGCGGCCTCGTCCGTTACAGCCCCGAAGCCGTACAGGCCTGGCTCGTAAAGCAGCCGACTCGCTAGCCATGGACGACATCACAGAAGCCGTCGCCGCAGATATTCGGGGAAACGCCCCCGCTCCACTCTCCGCCTTCCCGGAACTCGGGCCGTTCATCTACTACATCCAGTGCGGATCATTCCTGAAGATCGGGACCAGTATCAACCCGGAATCCCGCTGCGACCAACTCAAGCGCGGTGGCAAGGCTATCCGGCCATCAATCTGGGTAGGCAGCCCCAGCCTCATCGCCTACATCCCCGGCAACGTCGCCAAGGAGCGCGAGCTTCATCGGCAGTTCGCCACCAAGCGGGATCAAAGCGAATGGTTCCTGCTGGACCATGAACTAGCCGAACACGTATCCGACGTCCAAGTTCAGCAATGCCTCGCAGAAGTACACGTACACCAGAAGCGCTACGAGCAGTACACCGGATCCAGCGCCGACCTTGACCTAGCTAGGGCATATCAGATGTCCGCAGCCGGCAAGCAGCGGATCGATACCGAATGGATCGACGCTTTCGCTGAATCCGCCTAACTAGGCACCCCCGCCCCAAGAGGGCAAACCCCCCCACCCATCCCCTACTGACCCACGGTCGGAGGTTTCCCGTGTACAACCATGCCCAATTTCAGCAAGCAGTGGACGGCCAAGACTACGCCGCACTGCAAGATGCAATCCGCGACCTATCCAAGAAGGACGCGCTGGACCACCTCACTGCACTCTTCCCGCAAAAGGCGCGGCAATGGTTCGCACGAAACCTCAGCCACCTCATGGACCTTGACCCCTACATGCTCGGCAAGATCCTCCAGCACTCTGACCCAACCGCCAACAAGGCTATCCGCAACATCGAACGGAGCGCAGCATGACCACCAAGATAATCCGCGTGCACTTAGCCACCGGAACAAGGATCACCGTCGCATCCCGGCCGAGCGCTAAGGACGCCGCTGAACTCGTGGATGTGCTCAACGTTCACGCTGTCGGGTATCGGTTCCGCGTGGAGCAGCCGACCCGCATCGAGTACTTCGGCAAGCTGCAGGTTCACATGCCGATCAAGGTGGCGTCATGAGCGACGAAGAGACCGATGTCCACACGCTGCTACGCGAGACAAGCGTGGCGTGCGCATGAAACACATCAAGCCCATGGAGCACGTTCTGCGAGAGCGGGACAAGTTAGACCCGGACACCGTCTCTGTTTACGAAGTTGGGAGTGTCCAGTTCCTTGCATCACTCACTCGCCTCCCGCACTGGGAAGAGGCTGGCGTGCCGGTGTCGGGAGATAAGTCGCTCACCTTCCCGTGGAGGGAATCGTGATCGCCGCGGCCCTAGAGGACTCCACGTGGAGTGAGGACGCGGTGGCAGCCATTATCGGCCTGGCTCACGACCTCCCTGAGTTCACGTGTGACGACCTCCGCAAGGAGATGCGCCCAGCCCCGCACCCGAACCACTACGGCGCAGCGTTTCTCACCGCCAAGTCAGCCGGCTTCATCGAAGCGACCGGCTACCAGACATCGAACAACAAGACCCGCCGCCATGGCTCGCTAAAGACCTGGCGCCGCAAGATCAACGAAGGAGTTGCATCGTGACACGCATCGAGTACGCCGCCGCTATCACGGGTTCCGGGAACGTGTGGCTGAAGGGCCTGACCCGCGACCAAGCCCAAGCGTTCATCGACCAGGCCCCCGTCCCCATGCACATCCTGCTCCGGGAAACTGACGGGGAACGGCACGGAAGGTGGGCTCACGCATGAAACCGCTCGAACTCACCATCTTCCCCAAGCCAGAGCGCCCCCGATTCACCTATACCGGCGATCATGTTTCCGCCATGATGCGCGAACGGAAGCGTGAACGGGCGCTGATCGTGGCCAAGCGCCTCACGGACGCCGAACTCGCCGCCGAGTTTCATTATGCGGCGGGCGAGGCTGATATCGAGTTCTTTGCCAACCATGAGCAGGAAAACGCTGAACTGAACCGCATAGCTGACACCTTGGAGCGCTTCGCCACACTCCCCCACTATGACGAGGTGGACGCATGAGCTGGGCCATACTCCTATGCCTTGTCCTACTGGTGGGCTTCGGTGTTGCCATCCTCCCGGCAATGCGCTCCGACCGCATGGCCGAGTACCACCTGATGCACGGGCCGAACGACGGCTGCGTCGAATGCGAGGGGAAATAGTGAGCCACGTGAAGCCGAATCCAAACATGCCGCAGTTTGCCAAGGTCGAGTCCATCAAGGCCGACATTGAGGCTATCGAGAACAACGAGGCCGCATGGACTCCCGAGTGGATGGTAAACGCGCTCATGTCCGCATGGCAGGCCGGCCACTCGGCAGGCGATGTCAGCGCATATCACGGCGGGCTCTATCGGAAGCGCAACCCGTTCATGACCGACACCGAGCGCGTGATGTGGTACGACCTATGACCGCCGAACCCATCCTCTGCCCCGCGCAAACCTACCGCCAGACCCGCGACTTACCCGCCGAGTACTGCGAAAACGAAGTCGAGGATTACGGCGACCTATGCGCCCGGCACGACGAAGACGACCGCGCTAATGAGGCGTACGACAACTACCTAGAGAGCCTGAGGAAAGAATAATGAGGAACATTTTCAAGCGCCGCCGACCCGCCCACCGCGCCGAGCTGGCACCTGCGCCCAAGATCAGCGTCCCTGACCTGCTCGTTGCGCGCTGGCATGGTCTGACGCCTGAGCAGTGGGCCGACATATCGCCCCTCGCCAAGGTTGATCACCGGGAAGCCTACTCTCACGCATGGGGGCTCGCATCATGACCGCTCAGGACTACCTTGCCGAAGCCGCCACCTACGCCGCCGAGACAACCCTCGTGCAGGGTGTCACGGCCCAGCAGAAACTCCGCGGGCTCACGTCCACGTTCGACTACAACGCCCCGCTGCCCGACCTGCACATCACGCAGGCCCGGTCATGGGAACCGGCCGCACGGCGGTACCGGGATTTGACCGACGATGAAAAGGAAATGAACGCATGAGCGACTATTACGACAAGCAGGGCAACCCGCTTTCCAGTGACGAGTACATAGCACTCCTGACGCGTGAAGTCTGGGAGTACAAGCGAGTCGCGTTGACTGAGATTGGGGATGTCACCATCTCCACCGTCTGGCTTGGCCTGGATCATCGGTATGGCGACGGGCCTCCAGTGATCTTCGAGACTATGCAGTTCGGCGGCGATGCTGATCAGGACGCGGACCGCTACTGCACGCTGGAGGAAGCCAAGGCCGGGCATGAAGCTTGGGTCCGGAGCATCACAGAGGCCACCAAGTGACCGCCACCACCGAACGGCTCGACGCGATCACCGCACGCGCCAAGAACCAGCCAGCCTACTCATGGCCGCACGAAGCGCAAGAGGACCGTGAGTACCTCCTCGACCTCGCCCGCAAACAAGCCACCGCACTGGAGGCTGTGGACGTGCTGGCTGACTGGATCAGGGATAGCTACGGCGACTACATCAGCCGAGAAATTGAGGGCCGCATCCGCGCCGCATTGGAGGCCACCCTGTGACCGGCAAGACGGTAGTGCCAGAGGAAGCCGTAGAAGCGGCGGCGCGTTCCCTCTACCAGGGCCAGCCGATCTACGACGAGGAAGCTGGCGTGATCACCGGCTATAAACCGTGGGAGTGGATGGAGCCCGAGTATCAGGTCGCCATGCTGGAGGAAGCCCGCGCCGCCCTCGAAGCTGCGGCCCCGTTCATCGCGGCCGACGCGAAAAGGGAAGCGCTGGAGGATGCGGCTGAAGCTACCAATAGGAACGACGAGCACGGCTTGAACACCCACGAAGAGGTAGAACGCCGCGGCTACCTTCAGCGACACAACCGGATGTCCGTCACCCGATGGCTCCGCGCCCGGGCTGCGGCTGTACGGGGTGAAGGATGAGCGCACGTGTCATCCAGATTCGCCCCAAGGCCGCTGAGACATTCGTCTGCCCATGCGGGTCGCAGTGGTTCACGCGGGCGCACCGATTCGATAAGGACGGGCGATGCATCGAGAGTGCAGGCCACATGAAATGCGACGGATGCGATAGGAAGCACCGGATTCGACCCAGCGAAGGGAGCGGGGAATGAGGCGGGTATTGTGTCGCATCGGCGTCCATAGCTGGTACCTCTGTCCACACATGGAGAGTAAGAAGCTGGAATTCTGGCACTGCTCTTACTGTGAAGGATCAAAGACCACGAATAGGAAGCCCCGATGAGCCGCAGTGTGAAGCTCAACACCGACGACCTGCGGGAGTTGCAGGCCCGGTCCCAGGAAGCCGACCGGATCGGACCGGAACCGGTCAGGCGCGACGACGAAGAAACAGACTAGGCAAAGGAGCCGCCATGGACCACGATCAAGCCAAAGAGAACTGGTCGCGAGGTAATAACAAACAACCCGGCTGTAGCTGTCCACCATGGAGATACACGCCTCGCCACATAAGACCCACAAACCCGGACTGCCGTGAACACGGAACAAACCAACGGACCTGAGAGGGTCCATTTTTTATGGGGAGAAACAATGAGCTTTGCACCAGGAATCTACTCCGGCATCTCGAATGCCGACTATCACCGCGACGAGGCGCTGGGCAGCACGTCGCTCAAGACGCTCGCCACGCGGACGCCGGCACACTACCAGCACGACAAGACGCACCCGAAGTTCTCGGACGCCTTCACGCTGGGCACCGCGGCCCACTCGCTGATCCTGGAAGATGACGCATCCGGTATTGAGATTGTCGATGCCGACAACTGGCTCACCAAGGCGGCAAAGGAAGCCAATGCGGAAGCGCTGGCATCTGGCAGGCAGCCGCTACTACTAAAGGAGTGGACGCAGGTGGTCAACATGCGCGAATCGGTTATGCGCCACCCGCTCGCACGCGCCGCGTTCACCGGCCACCGCGCAGAGGCATCCGTTTTCTGGGAAGAGGATGGGCTGATGCTCAAGTGCCGCCCGGATGCAGGACAGCCTTACGCGCTGATCGACCTCAAAACGACCCGCAGCGCCGACCCTAACGAGTTCGGCAAGACGGCGGCGGAGTTCGGCTATCACCAGTCAGCCGCTCACTACATCGACGGCGTCAAGGCGGCGACAGGCGAAGAGTTGCCATTCCATTTCGTCCTGGTTGAAAAAACTGAGCCCTACCTCGTGTCCGTGGTCGAACTGGACATCGAGGCAATCAACATCGGGCGGCAGTTGAACGACCGGGCAAAGCGGATCTACCGGGAATGCGTCGAATCCAACACCTGGCCCGGCTACCCGAACGCCGACCTCATCAGCCTGCCCATGTGGGCGATCTACCGCGCCGAGGAATTGCTCGGCATCAACCAGGAACCGGAGTTTTCCTAAATGGACATGAGTGAAACGCTCGCACCAAAGAGCGACCAACAAAACTATGACGACTACGTCACGGGCCCGAAGATCCTAACGGTCACGGCGGGCATACTGACCGGTAACAAGGAACAGCCAATGCGCATCGAGGTAGCAGAGTACCCCGACCGCCCTTATAAGCCATCCCTGAGCATGAGGCGAGCAATCGCAGCGGCGTGGGGCACTGAGATGGACGCTTGGGTCGGGCGCCGAATAAAACTGGCCGGCAACCCGACTATTCGTTACGGCGGGAAAGCGGTTGGCGGCATTGAGGTAGAAGCCGTTTCGCACATCGACAAGCCGGTAACGCTCCTGCTCACCGAGACTCGCGGGAAGAAGCGGACCTACACCGTCCAACCCCTCCCCGACGCCGCGCCCAAGCAGGCAACCAACGAGATCCCCGCCGACGTAATCGCCAACACGCAGAAGGCCATCACGAACGGCACCACAGCGGACTACCTGGCCTGGCTCCGGGAGCAGAACGCACCGGAGTTCATCGTGGATTACGTGAAGGAGCGGACGGCATGAGCCGCTACATCATCGACCAGCCCGACAAGATCGCATTCCGCGACGAACTCGGCCATGACATTGCCTGGGATTCCTTCGACTACGGGGATGCTGCCGACGAACAGAAGGCCGAGTTTAAAGCGGCCTATGAACTGGTGAAGAACGGTTCGGATTCCGAGTGGCATACGGACGGCGACCTCTATCAAGGATCCACCCTCATGCGGGTTATCCGGCGCAAGGCTGACGGCAAGCTGTTCGGCTTCGCGTTCTGGCAGGGCGGCGGCAAATACGGCGAGGCAATGATCGAGCACAACGGCGACGATCACGGATTCCCGAGCAAATACGACTGGGAAGACGGCGTCGACAAAGACGAACTCTGGTACGTGTTCCGGCCCGTCGAACTCGCGCCCCTGCCTGCATACAAGTTCACGGAGCCCACCGCATGAACCCGGACTATTACCCCTCAGTGTCAATCGTCGCCGGTCCACTCACCCTGGCACGCAACCCGATCGGAACGCTCGGCCACATGCTCAAAATGCACGGCGGCGCGACGTATATCACGATTACGCCCGAGACCGCCAAGCAGTGGATCTCGGTGCTCGAAACCATCGCAGCAAAGGAAAGCAAATGAGCGATCAGGAGCAGTTGTCCGAGGCTGACGCAAAGTGGCGCGCCTACCAGAACGCGCCAAAGTTCAGGCACGTCACGCGTGAGCTTGACGGGAAGCTAGAGCGCGAGTCTTACGTGTACTCCACCCCGGCAGGGTCGATCGAACTATGGCGTACGCCTTCGCAGAGTTCCCGCATGGAGTATTTCGGCGGCGTGGAAACCCATTCAGCAACACAGCTTTATGACTTCGCCCCCAAGGTTAGTCACACCAACTGCCACTACACACCTACGGGCGAGTGCTGGCATGACGGATCGAGTCTCGCTTTCGATCAGTTCGAGCACTCGTTCAACTCCCCCGATTTCATCAAGGCCGAGCTTGCGGACTGGCACCAGTCCCGATTCGGAAACCAAGCAGAAGAGAGCAAGTAATCATGGCAGACATCACCCTGAGCGGGAATCTTGGGTCCGATTCGGAATTGACCTTCACGCCGAACGGTAAGGCCAAGCTGGAATTCTCCGTTGGCGACACTCCGCGGCGCCTGAACCAGCAGACGAACCAGTGGGAGGACGCCGGGGAAACAACCTGGTGGCGCGTGACCGAGTGGGAAGCGAAGGCTGAAGCCCTCGCTGAACATCTCCTGAAGGGTACAAAGGTGCTTGTCATCGGCACCGCTGGCTTTCGCACCTACGAGAAGAAGGACGGCACCAAGGGCTTCTCTGCGGAAATCAAACCCAAGCACATCGCGCTGATTCCCAAGGCTGGAGCACCGTCGCAGCAGGGCCGCCAGCAGCAGCCAACAGCGGCACAGAGCTGGGGCGGCAGTCAGCCCGGTACGCCGCCGGCCGCATGGGGGAATGGTCCTAGTGGTGCACCCGGCGAGCCTGCTTTTTAGCCATGAAAACCAAGCCCCGCGGCATCCACGCCACGTTCACCACGGAATGCCAGTGTGGCGCCGAGCTGACCGTCACTAACGGCAGGATTGATCGGCATGACTGCCACCCGATCACACTGGCTCAACTCCGGGCTGCGCTGGACAGTAAGTAGCACACCTGAGTTACTAACCCCCAAGCCGCCCACCGCGGCTTTTTTTATGCCCACGCGGCGCCCGGTCGATATGGCTGGGCGCCGCGGACTATTTGAAGGAGAAGAGGATTCACATGACCACGAGCGCCGAACTTATTTCGCAGATCCCGGAATTTGCGCGAGACCACAAGCTGGCTACTATTCCTGACCCCGGCACCACCGAAGAAGACGCCTACGACGGCGAGCATGTGCCCGTGGAAAACATCGAAGCGGCGCACATCATCCTCAGTGCGGACGACGACGGAATGCACCGCCCAGTCCTCGATATCGACTTTCCGGCCGCCCTGATCCCATCCAGCACGCCGGGGCACTTTCACCTATACCTCGACAAACAAATGGACTTCGCCACATATGTGATTCTTCTGGATGCGCTGGCTACTGCTGGCGTCATTGAAAAGGGGTATGCGAGCGTCTCCAAGGCGCGGGGCTACACATCAGCGCGCCTCCCATGGGTCAAGAAGACCCCGCGGCCCACCGCGTGACCTCCTGCGCCCGAGCCTGTTGCTGGACGCCTCACTGCTGCGGGAAGGCCTACTCCTGTCGCTGCCACTGGGATGACCGCAGACCCGTGCGCGTGGCCGGTGGGGCTGACCGGACGTATAGAGATCCAACGGCTACTGAGGCCATTGGGAACGTCATGAAGGGACAGAGGAAATGAGCTACAAGTACCGCGGGACTGTCCGCGACGTCAAAGAACAGGTGCCGACCCGCGCAACGAAACTCGAAGGGTTCGACCCGTCAGCGTGCGGAACATACGCAGGCTATCGGCGGCACCAGAAACACAGGGTTCCCGCGTGCCAGGACTGCCTCGAAGCACAATCCGCTTACTCACGGGACTACTACGAACGCACCAAGGATCGGCCTCGCAAGACCGTATTCACGCCTAACCTGTGCGGGACATACTCAGGCTACCGAAAGCACATCATTACCAGCGTGAAGCCCTGCGCGGCCTGCCTGGTAGCACACGCGGACTACATGAACGCATACCGCGCCGGCCGCAAGAAGCAACGCCAGGTGGCCGCATAATGCCCGGCTACATCTATAAGGGCGATCAGCCGCACGTGCCGCTCAAATACAAGAGCACCGGAAGGCCTCCCACATTCCGGGCCGAGTTATGCGGCACCGAAGAGGGCTATATGCAGCATTACCGCTGGAAAAGGAAACAGTGCGATGCATGCAAAGCCGCGCACGCCCGTGAGTTCATGCGACCGCTACAAGAACACGCTCAAACGGTTTGGGAAACAAACATTGCGGCTGAGAAAATTGGTAGTACGAGGCCAAATAAAACGGCCCCGGACGTGCTATCAACACGAACCCCGGGGCCTGACTGACTAAAGATGAAGGAGTCAGCTATGGGAGATTCTATCCCGGATAGCACCACGCGGAAAGATCGGCGCCTTTACGCGAAATTCGATATTGGCATGGATGAGCACACGAAAATTATGTTCTTGTCCGATGCCGCATTCCGGGCCCTCTTTGAATCAACCCTCTACTCACGCCGCCAACTCACTGACGGGTTCCTGGATGAGCGCGTAGTGAAGCGCAAATGGGGCGCCGATGTCGCTGCCGAACTGTCCTCAAACGACGCGGACCGGCCCTCGTGGATCCCCATCGACGGCGGCTGGATGATCCACGACTTCGCTGAACATCAGACCACAACCGCCGACATTGAGCGGAAACGTGAGGCTGGGCGCAAGGGTGGCCTAGCAAAAGCCAAGCAAGAGCCTAGCAAAACGGAAGCACCTGCTAAGCACGTGCTAGACGAATGCTCTAGCACAACGCTAGCTAAGACAGAGACAGAGACAGAGACAGAGACAGAGACAGAGACAGAGACATCTCTCTTTGCCGTTCCCGATGATGAAGACGCAGGGACGAGAGAGGGGCCCTTGCCCAAAAGCTGGGCGCCCACTGCATCGCATATCGAAAGAGCAAAGCAGCAGGGAGTGGATGTCATTGAGCAAGCCGAATTCTTTAGGCTCCACGCCGCTACGCACGGAAGACTATGCGTCTCCTGGAATGCCGCATTCACTACATGGCTAAAAAAAGCCAAACCATCAATAACCAAACCCGCCGCCTCAAGCCCATGGAATAAGGACTTCTACAAATGAGCGAACTAAACCAAGCCCAGCGTGAAGCATTGCTAGCATCAGCCGACTTGCATGAAGAGGCTGCCAAGACGGTACGCGGAGCCGTTGATGCTCTAGCTACTCACGGATACACCGTCTACGGCAAAGAGTTGATTCGGGTAGTGCGCCAGATGATCGGCCACGCTGACGCCGCCCGCGATCTCGCGAGGAAGCCATGACCGAACCACAAACCCACGACGCAGTAGCCGAGCAATCCGTCCTTGGCGCAATGCTCATCAGCCGGGACGCCATAGCGGACATCGCGGACATTCTTGACGGCGGCGACTTCTACCAGCCCGCACACGAGACCATCTACCGGACGATCCTGGAGGTTCACGGCGCGGGTAAGCCGGTGGACGCGATCACCATCAACGACGCGCTAACAAACATGGGCGAGATATCCCGGATCGGTGGCGCGGCATACGCTCACGAACTGGCGCTATCAGTCCCGTCCGCTAGTGCCGGTGCCTACTACGCCGAGATAGTCGCCCACGCGGCCACGAGGCGGCGGCTGACGGGCGCGGGCAGGAAGATCCAGGAGCTCGCAGGCAGCGGCGGCGACGTTGATGAACTTGTCGAAGCGGCACGGCGCGAGGTTGACCAGACCTCACGCGCTACCGGATCAGCAGTCCTGTCATTCGGCGAAACCATCGACACGATGCTCGGGACGTTGGATGAGGAAATCAACCACCACCCGACACCATGGGCCGCGGTCAATGCGATCATCGGCGGACTCAGGCCGGGCGCGCTGTACGTCGTCGGCGCACGTCCCTCAGTGGGTAAGTCCGTGGTGGCTCTGAACCTGGCGCAAGGACTCGCGCAACGTGGATCAGTGGCGTTCTCGTCGCTGGAAATGTCCAACAACGACGTCCAGATCCGGGCAGTCTCCGCAGACCTCAACCTCGACGTGTCAAGGCTGATCGAACGGAACCTAACCCCCGGCGACTGGGCAAAGATCCGGGACCGCCGCGCAGCATGGGGCGACGTGCCGCTCTACGTGGATGACCGATCCGGCGTGACCATAACCGACATCAAACGCTTCGCCCGATCAGTCAACCGCCGCAAACCGTTGGCCGGCCTCGTCGTGGACTACCTGCAACTCATGGCCCAACCGCACGGAGACAAGCGGCCACGGCATGAGTTCGTTGCGGACATGTCCAGGCAGCTCAAAATCATGGCAATGGACATGCAGATACCTGTCATCGCACTCTCGCAGCTCAACCGGGCCAGTGAGTCCAGGAACGACAAGATGCCGATGCTGTCAGACCTCCGCGAGTCCGGCGCCGTCGAACAAGACGCCGACGTTGTCATCCTGCTGCACCGCGAAATCATGGGCGACCTGCGCAACGACCTGTCAATGCTCGTTGCTAAGAATCGGCATGGCGCAACAGGACTCGCTCAACTCACCTTCTGGGGCCACTACTCGAAGGCCCTCGACCAAGGCACGACACCGCAAAACGCGCTAAGGCAGGCCGCATGAGAACCGAACGAATCCGGGCCGCACTCAGGTTCATCTACCCCGACGACATAACACCCATGGGCAAGAGGGTCCTTGAGAAAGTGCTTGACGACATGGATCGACACGAAGCCCCGGTTAGCGCTGGGGCTTCTGTATGCCCAAAGGAGGACGCGTGAGCGAACTGAACCAAGCCCAGCGAGAAGCATTGCTGGCGTCCGCTGACAAACACGAAGACGCGGCCAAGGAAATCAATGCGACGTGCGACCGCTTAGCGACTGCCGGCTACACGATCTACGCGAAAGCACTAAAGGAAGTCGCTATCCAGATGATCCGACATGTTGACGATGCCCGCGACCTCGCACGTAAAACCGACTCATGACCCGCTCACACGAGTTTGCAGACGGCATAGACGCGACAGAAGGGGCTGGAGGGGTGGAAGTGCCGGGAGTGACAAGCGAGGCGCTTAGCAAGCGCGTTCCCAAGCGTTCCCGTGTATCAGCAAAGAAGGCTGGATCCAGTTTCGAGCGACTGATAGCGGACCACCTAGCCGCCGTCGTTGATGACCGCATAGACCGTCGCGTGAAAACCGGCTCACAGGACCGCGGCGACATTGGAGGGCTGCGGCACATGGGCGGACGCGTAGTGATTGAAGCCAAGGACTATGGCGGCCGACTCATGCCGGGCCAATGGATCGGGGAAGCCGAAACGGAACGTGGGAACGACGACGCGCTCGCCGGGCTCGTCATCGCCAAACGACGCGGCACCACCAAGCCGGGGCAACAGTTCGTGCTCATGACCGTGGACGAACTCACCGCGCTGCTACTCGGCAGCCGTGGACATATTGACCAGGAGGACTCATGAGCAATCCCATTCACCCCAAGTGCGGCAAGAGCTATCCCGGAGGATCAACCGCCGGTCACTGCTCTGGATGCTGCGAGACGTTCATCGGCCTCACCGCATTCGAGGCCCACCGTCGCGGCGAGCATGGCACTGATCGGCACTGCGAGATTACCGATAAGCACTGGACCGATGAGCGCGGGTTCTATCACCACGGCCCCAAGATGACCGACGAGCAGAAGGCGGCAATGTGGGGCGGTGACGCATGAGCTTTGAAGCGAAATATGGCGGCACTTGCGGCGCCTGTACCGAGCGTATCCACGTAGGCGACCTTGCCACCTACGACGAAGACGAGATTGTGCACGTGGACTGCGAAGGATCCGGGCGGCAAGTCCGCAAGGCCGACGCGTGCGCCACCTGCTGGCTGACCAAGCCGTGCGACTGCGAGGGGCCAGCATGAGCCTTACGGACCACGTCCACCAACTTTGCCGCGAACACCTAAAGATGGACCGCGACGGCAAGACTCATAAGGTCCCCGCGCTGCTGGATGAGCTGCGGGCAGCGGTGACGCCGGGACATGCTGGCTCGGCTGGCGGAAGTGTGGGAGGTCCGCCGATACCGATCAACCCGAACGCGCTGGACCTGCTGGCCGAGATTGAGACTGACGCTAGGACTGACTATGCCGAGATGACTGGCGAGCGTTGGCCGGGCGATCTTATTGGGCTACTTCGGGCTGTTGCAATCCTGGATCTCACGCCGGAATGGAGCGGCTACCTTGAGCACGTAAGTCTTGAGTGGATCGACAAAATCAACGCCATGCTGTGGCCGGTCAAGCCACGCCGAAAACTGGTGGGCAAAGTCTGCCCGTCGTGCGGCTGGGCAACCTACGGCGATGAACGGAAGACCTGCCTGAGCCTTGGATGCTGGGACGACGAGGGCAACATGCGGGCTATTGGGACTTGGGATATCGAGTGTGCATCCTGTGAAGCTGGTTGGGCTGGCGATCAGGTTGCGTTCCTACTGCGAGCACTCGACACAAAAGACAAGGAGATAATGGCATCATGACGATTACCGAGTTTCTGGAAGCACGGATTACTGAGGATGAGGAGACCGCATCCCTCCTCGCCAAGGGTGACGCCGGACATTCGCCAAGGACGCAGGTCTATACAGGCGCGGAATGGGTCACGACCCCTTTGACAACCGAGAGGCTACTGGCTGAGTGTGCGGCTAAGCGGGCAATCCTCGCCAGGGTACCGCGCAACACAGATCCCTACGACCCGGGCGGCTACACTAGCGCGCACACCGTCCGCGTCCTCGCCGCCGTGTACGCGGACCACCTGGACTACCTTCCTGAATGGGCGCGGTAATTATGCTCGACACGCCGGAAGGTGAGGTATTAACACAAGTGGGCTGAATCCATGTAAGCTAGGTCATGCCTAGCCAGTAGTGTCTAGGAAACCAGGTCGGTCCAAGTGATCGGCCTTTTGCGTGCCCGGACTTTCCACTCGGGCACCCAATGACTGAGGCGCTGACGGACCCCCATACGTCAGCGCCTCACCTTTGATGAGTAGCTCAGTTGGCAGAGCAATGGATTGTTAATCCATCGGCCGCAGGTTCAAGTCCTGCCTCATCAGCTTGAGCGAACGCCGTCCGACACACTGACGAGAACGCGGTCACGACAAGTAGCTCAACCCCTTCAATGGCGGGAGGTTCGGAATGCGCCTATACGCTGCCATCTGCTCATTCGTTGAGGCATGGGCTGAGCATCTACGAACCGACACGCTCGAGAATGAATTCAGTAATGCCGACCGGGCTATGAGTCAGGGCGACGCGGACGAGGACTACTGATGATGGTAGCCAGTGCCTAGCCGCATCTGCTCAACATCAGGCTGCCCCACGATCCACGAGGGGCCAGGCTCGCGCTGCCCTGAGCACAGCAAGGAAGCGCAACGCACGCACTGGGACAACACGCGGGCGTACAACACCAAGGCGCACCGCATCAGGTTCAGGCTCGGCGTGCTGGACCGTGACCCCATCTGCGTGCTGTGCCACGTGCGTGCATCAGTTGTGGCTGACCATTGGCCGAAGTCCAGACGTGACCTCGTTGACCTCGACCTCAACCCCGACGATCCGGCTAACGGCCGCGGACTTTGTGTGGGCTGTCACAACACGGAGACTGCGCAGAACCAGCCGGGTGGCTGGAACTCCCGATAACTGAACACACAAAAGAACCACGGACTAATTACCCGTAGGTAGAGAAGCCCCGAGTCCTTAGCTCGGGGCTTCTCGCATATCTAAGGACATGACATGAACCCCTGCTCAATAGAAGACTGCTCCAACATGATCGGTAGGCATGGCGCAAAGGGCTACTGCCCGATGCACTACCAGCGATGGAAGAAGCATGGAGACGCGAGGGTGATTACTAGACTCCCGCGAGGGTCAAGCCCGGAAGAAGCGCTGCACTTTGCAGGCTGGCAAGTAGCGGCAGTATCGAACTGCTGGAACTTTGCTGGCAGCAGGGATCAAGATGGATACGGCACCATCACCAAAGGCAGCGCGCCTTACCGCGCACACCGCGCAGCCTATGAATCATGGGTCGGAACTATCCCTGACGGCCACCTGATCCGGCACACCTGCGATAACAGGCAGTGCGTCAACCCATCACACTTACTCACTGGCCTACCCGTGGACAATACGCGTGATGCGGTAGAGCGTCAGCGCATGGCTAATGGTGAGCGGAGTGGGATGCACAAGCTTACCGATAGTGATGTGGATGCCATGCGTGCTGAGTACTCGCGGGGTGGCGTCACGCAACGGGCGCTGGCTCGGCAGTATGGATGCAGCCAATCACAGGTCAGCAACGTGCTACTGCTCAAGCAGAGAGTTGACGAGACACACTTCATCTGCAACTCATACAAGAGTGACCGGATGCCTAGTCCGGTGCCCGACCTGGTGGCAGCAGCCTGACCCCCTCCTACCCCCGGGCGGGGGGGCCATCGACACCCCCCGATAGGCACGCGCCGTGAAGGCCGGAAAAACCGCCGATGGGTTCAAACGTT